TCATTGGCTTTCTTTTGAGCATTGACACGAGGAAAGAAAGCGTGTGTGATACAGATATCAATATCTTTTTTACCATCGTTATATACACCATAGAGGGCAGCAGCGGTCAAGTCATGCAGTCTTGAGAGGTCAGCTCCTCCATACCATCGAATAGGAAGCCTTGCAAGCTCCTCAATTGTCCAGTCATAACAGTCATCACTAGCAATGAACTCATCAGGGTTGAAATAAGCGTTCATTGAGTTGGTGAAGACATTCAGTGTCTTATTGAAGAACTCATTTCTGGTCTGTGGATCATTCAAAGCTTGTTCTGCTTCTTCCTTGAGGGCTTTTAGTGAGACAGTCACACCCCATGACGGATTAGCCATCTTCAACACATTCTCATCCAAGTAGTCTCCCACATCTCCATCAGTGGCCTGATTTGCCTTACAGATAAAGATGAAGAATGAATCATCTTTGACTAAATCTTTCAGCACTTTCTGACAGTATTTCAGACGGTTAGCAAGGAAGCCTGTTGGAATGTCCCCGGCTGTGGATATAACAAAAAGCATACTGTTCCGGTATGCTGACATTGTTTTTTTCATAAGACCGTATTTCTTGGAGTTCCTCATGGTATGTGCCTCATCTAGGATGATGACATTCCCATTGAGAGAGTCAAGCCGGCTTTCATCATTGGCTAGTGCTTGGATGAAAAATGAACCCTCCTTGCCAAAATTGGCAGTGATGGAGTGTTCTTGGTTGTTATCTTTGATACGGATGTTCTTGTCATTCCATCGCTCAACATTGAACCTCAAGAATCCAAAGGCTTCCAAGGCTTGCTTGACAGAATTGGCTACAATATAGCATTTTGAACCGCTATCTGTATCAAGAATCTGATAAGCCAAAGCGATTGCGGCAGTGAAGGAAGTCTTGCCATTCTTTCTGGCAAGCATGATCAAGGCTTCTTTGAAACGTCTCTCATTCGTTCCCTTGATGTAGAAGCCAAAGAGATTGACCACAACAAAATGTTGCCACGGTTGAAGTAACAAGGGCTTGTTACGGATAGAGACCGCAAACATATCATCACCCTGCTGATGGACAATTGTGTGTTCGATGAAATGGACAACAAAATCAACCATGTCTTCATCCATCTCAAACTCTGGATTGTCTAAATCTTTCAGGAAGCGTGATGCTGCCAGAATGTTTTCTTCACAATGCTCTTCTTGATGGTCCAGAACGTGTTGAGCGTATTTTTTAGCTTTCTCCACGTTACCCATCAGCTTTCACCCGTTTCTTCTTGATCTCATCCTTGAATTTCAAAACCTCAGTGAGAACTGATCCATTGTCTTGCTCTACCACTTCACCAAGTGATTTAGGATTCATCATCAATTGATTAGAATAACTGAGTATGTCTTTCCGTAGGATTTCCATCGCTGTGAGGATTGGGACCTTTCGCTCATTCTCAGCTCCTGCCTTGTTCACATAGATATCTGTGACAGGATAGCCCATCTCAGCATAATCTTGAGCAAGTTTCTGATACTGATATAGCATGCCTGCAAAGATGTCAATGATCATGTCAAATTCTTTGCGATAGGTCCCAAGCTCTTTCATCTGTTTGATGACTTTTGACTTGATTGACTTAGCTGTTACTGGTTTTGCCAAAAACTAGGCCTCCTTCCCAAAATCCCTTTAGTTTTTATCCCCTTTTTGTCTGAGCGGTCCCGACTTGGAAAAAGTTCCCTTCACCGGTTCCCAGACGCTCGAAAAAATTTTTTTTAGATGGGGGGGATAATCGAAAAATTCAAAAATTGAAAAATTGAAAAATTCGATTTTTACAAAATTTCATTTTTTCGATTTTTGTAAAAATTTAAAAATTCCCTTTTTCGTTTCTTTTGCCAAAAAATTCCTTGACCAATAACTTTATCATTCTTTCTATCGTGAAAAGTATTGTGTCGCTTGTTAGTGAGAGGCAAACAATTCCATTCTTGGAATTCTAGTTCAGGATATTCGGACACTGGAAAAATATGATGAACCATTTCAGCCGGTTCTGATATTCCATATCTCAAACTCTCTTGACATAGATAATTATATTTCCTTAGAATCTTATCTCTGAACTTCTCCCACTTCTTTGTCTTCAAAGAAGGTCTGACAATTTTGTTATACATATAATCCTCCTCACACAAAAAGGACAGACCAAAATGATTGGCTGTCCCTCTCATACTTGAAAGCTATGCTATCATAATATTTTATTTTATGTGAGAAAACAAGAGCTTATTTTCTCATTTTCAATCTGTGTTGAAATTGTCACCGATCTTCAAATGTTCGAAATCTTTTTTACTTACTTCAAAATCTTCCTCAATATTTTTGTTTCCTGATTTTCCTTTAACGGTTATAACGTATTTTCTATTAGTTTCCGTTGGAACTAATATTGTTGTCTTGCCAGTTGAAATTGGTACCAATATCGTTGTTGGTTCCTCTATATGTTTATCAGTAATGATTCCGCTTGAAAGCTTATGACATGATGTTAGTAATACCACGAAAACTAAAATACATAAAAATTTTAAATATCGCATCACTCTACTTCTTTCGCATTTTTTCGGATGGTGTACCTTCCCAGCGTACAAGGATTCCTGAAACGGTTGAGCTGAATGTTTCATCTTTACAAATTGAATATCCTACAATCTCATATTTCAAACCCGGATTATTCTTGATGTCCATGTTCAATTCATTTACTGCACTTTTTAATAATGGAATATCTATATATTCCTTTATCATCATACTGTTGTTCATTTCTCTTCCTCAACTTCCTTCGGTCTCAATCCTATAAAATGATATTCCAGTGTTGGGTTCTCGAAAATGTTCCCAATGATTTCAGCTTTATCCAATACATCTGGTTCATAAGGTGAAATACAATCTGGGTCCATGACATTTAGACATTCAAGATAGAAACCATTTCCAGAGAGTACTTCCTTTTCTTCATAGTAGCGATATTTCCCAAAGCGGACAATAGCTTTTACAAAATCAATTTGAAGGACATCCCCTACAAATATTTCTCTGCCTTCTTTGTCATAAGTGCGTGTTGACTGAGTAATGTATTTCAAATCTTCGAAGTGCTTCCATCCGCTGCCCTCATAGTAGACTACTGGACAATTACGGTTTTCATCGTTTTGATCACAATTGCCTACCATGACCCTGTAAAACATTTTTTGTTTTTCTTCGTCCCATGCTCTAAATTTTGTATTCATTCCGTTACCTCCTCTAATTCAATTCCTTCACAATTGAACACCCAGCTAAAACCAGCATCTTCTAGTTCTTTACGGGTGAATGTTTTATTGTTTGTGTAATCATTATAAAAATGTATTCCAGTCTCTGTTTCGTTTAAATAGTCATTCAAAACTTTAAGCTTGACTCGATACCGCTTTTCTTTATAGATTGTATAGCCATCCAACCAAGCTCTAGCAAAGGTTTCTTGATTTTCGTCATTACCTAACCATTTGATCACTTCCTCGCTTTCTTTGAAATAAAGGTTGATGATGCCGTTTTTAATCGCTGAACGCAAACTGAGCCTTTCGACTAATTGTGCCTTAAAAATCCAATCAGCTATAAACTGCGGTATAACCACTTCCTTTTCAAAATGAATCAAATTATTCGGGAGTGATACTGTGATATCATTTTCCAATTTGACCATTGATCTCATTAATCTTTCATCTAGTTCAGTTCTATCAAGAACTTTTACTTTTAAGATTGCATCTTTTAGAGCCATCTTTATTCCTCACTTTCACATATCTTATATTTTGTTAAGCTCGCCTTATTTCTGAAATCCTTTTAGGATATGGGTTTCATTCGTCTCTCTTTTCTTAGCTTATGCCTAACTCATTATGTTAATGTCAAAAATATAAAAATTAAATAACAAAGTTTCTTAAGGCATCATCCAGTTCAGCCTGTTCAATTCCAATGTATCGCAGTGTTATCGCTGGAGATGAATGATTGAACATCTTCTGTAATGTACCTACATCCTTTGTCTTGTTGTAGTATTTATATCCAAATGTTTTGCGCATCGTGTGGGTTCCCACATTGTCAATGCCTAATTCCTCAGCAGCTTCATGGATGATCTGGTAGGCCCGTTCACGAGTGATGGCCTTGTTCCCTCCTTGCCTGCTTTTGAATAAGAAATGATGGAATGGCTTCCCTTCGACATACTTCCTCATTTCTCGTTTCAGCTCTTTTGTCATTCTACGTGAAATCTGTTTGCCGGTTTTTCTTTCTCGTAGTTTGATGTGCCATCCCTGAACATCTTTGACTTTGAGTGTGAGGATGTCTCCAACCCTCAAGCCTGTATTCAGACCAGTGATAAATAGCATGTAATACATTTCATTCCACTCTCTCAGATAGTCTTTCATGGCTTGAATGTCATCTGTATCCTTAATGGGTGAGACCTCTTCCATACGCTTCCCCCTTTCTATATTAAAATTGATTTTCATAAGGAATTGAGAGTGCAGGAATCGAACCTGCAACCAATTGATTAAAAGTCAATCGCTCTACCATTTGAGCTAACTCCCTAACCACTATTAGGAGACCTCTCATCCATGATTTGATTATCATGAACAAGATTATAGTATTTTATTTTGTGTGAGAATACAATAACTTATATTCTCAATTTACAAGATTCCTTTAATTAAAGCGTAAGTCTCAAGAATATGTCTACGCTTTCTATAAATTGTTGAACTACTGAAGAATTTTTTCTCAGCTATTTCTTCCCAATCTAGACCAGGCTGCCCCCATCTCAAGTAGAAAATTTCAAATTGTTCTTCCGTTAGTTTCTCTATAAGACATGATACTGTTTCTTTGAAGAGTTCCAGATTCTTGAGCGTCACATCAGAAGCGTATTTCATAACAATATCTTCAGTAGGCTTACTAATTTTGTTTGTTTTAATGCCCAGCAGAATGTCATCGCTTGTGTTTGATTCTAGTTCAGACTTTCTATTTCTAATTTCTGTATTAATAAATCTAAATCTCCCAAGTTCATCATCTAACTGCTTCAACTTACCATTACTCATTCTTTTCATTCGGTAACCTCTCTTTGATAGATTTCTACTATTCCTTTGCCTTTCAACTTCTCACAGTGAGCAAGCGCTTCATGCCTTGTCTCAAATTCAGCTTCAGTGTATTCGGCTAAATGTTTAGGATCAATCCAACTTGCGTGTCCATGATATTTCCTAACAACATACATCTTCATTTCTTTCTCCTGCATTTCAAGACTACACTGAAGGCCCACAGGAAGCCAGCAAACCAAGCAAAAGCTAACAACAAATAAATAAAATTTTGAAATTCCATAACAAGTCCTACTTATCCCATATCATTTTAGCTACCACTAAAATCAAAACAGCAATTACTAGATCAGCTATTGCAGGCAGAAAGACATAGAACCAGCTCCAAGAGATTACACCTAACAATTTCAAAGCTATTAATAATAAAGTTAACCAACTAATAAATCCCATTAATTCACCTCATCAAATTTAACAAATGACATCCAGTGGGTTGTTCCTCTTTGTTGTCCAAACAAAGGTTTAAATGGAATAACCTTTAGTATTTCTTTTACATTTACCTGGCAATCAGACCACTTAAAAATTAACGTTCCCCCTGTTTTTAAAACCCGCATGCACTCTTCAAAACCTTTAGCCAAATCTTCAGACCAAGTTTTTTTATCAAGTTGACCATACTGGGCTTTCATTATCGAATTGGGACCAGCCCATTTCAAATGAGGCGGATCAAAAACAACCAAATTAAAAGTATTGTCTTCAAATGGCATATTTCGAAAGTCTCCAATAACATCAGGATCTACGTTAACTTTTTTACCATGTATTTCAAACTTTTCTTTTCTGATGTCCATGAAAGTTGTATGGCTTTCATTTTTATCAAACCAAAACATCCGGCTTCCGCAACAAGCGTCAAGTATTTTGATTTCTTCTGTCATTTCATCCTCCTAAATTGCTGAATGGAACTTCCCACCGATAGTCATCATATTCATAACAACTATTTTTGATAATTTCACCTTTGGAAATTTCAATTTCCTGTGTGAATTCCATTCCACATTCAAACGTAAAGATTTTAATATCAACATCAAACTTACTTGAAATTTCTTGATAATTTTCTGGAATAGCACTCCACGCTTGCTTGAAATTATCCAGTTCAATGATACAATTTTTTTCTTCAAGCCAAACTTCTATTCTTTTTTGATCAATAAACGCTCGTCTTGTTTCATTAATGTAAAAATAGGGACCTGTGTTGTTGAATATAAGCAGAGTACCATCATATTCATCTTCTAGCGTCACAGTGTCGTTTAATAGCATTTCTTTTAATGCTAATGCAATATTTTCGCATTTTCCTCTTAATTTAAGAGATCCTTCAGCCCAATTTGGCATTATCTTTTTCCTCCGTGTTCTTTATTCATTCTCCCAAATCCTCCTCCTTAACAAACGTTCCATCAATCCATTTACCTTTCCGATCTTTGATTTCGTTATATGCCACCTCAAAACAGTCTGCAAAGTCGTAGTCGAGTGCCTTACTAATAGATTTCAGATAAGCCACCGCACGTACTAAATTATGTCGACACATTTCTTTACTTGCCAAATCCTGCGACAATTGAAATTCAGAAATGTTAGCATTTAGCAGTTTGAAACAGTCCATTACTTCTTTTTGTCTAATATTATTAGCTTCTTCAAAGATGCTCTGTACATCCCTTCTAATCAACAATGCCAAACCTACAACTACTACTGCACAATCACCGATGCTATCCTTGGTCAGCTTCTCATTTTGTTTGAGATATCCAGCGCATAGCTCACCGAATTCCTCACTTAATTTAAGAGCCTGCTTATCTAATCGTCCACCGTGTTCCAAATCACGATCTACAAACCATTTTTTTACTTTGTTTAAAATTAAATTCTCCATTTTTACCTCTTTCTATTTTTTCACAAGTTTTAGATTGCCGGTCTCTTTGCCTTTTTTGTTTAAATCTGCATAGAATTTCAATAGCAATTTATCTTTCCCTGTAATTTCGCTTAACTTCTTCAATGAACCAGTACATAAATAACGCCCATTTTCATAGAGTTTATAATCAGCTAACTCATCAGCATCACCCATAAGGGGTTTTTCTCCTATTTCAAAATACTCGCAAATCATCTTTATGTGATATTCGTGTACTTCGGTTTTGCCGGTCAATAGACTGCTTATAGTATTCATTGAGTAGCCTATTTCTTTGGATAATTTTCTAGCTGTCAAGTTATGGCTTTTCATTAAGAGCTTGAGTTGCTCTTTAAAATGTTCTATCTGATTTTTTGTGTAGCCTGCCATGATACATTACAACTCCTTATTCAATTTCTACTGGATAGAATGTACCAAATGACTTTCTTAAAGCATTTCCTACCTGTATAGCAACCCCACGAGATACGAATTTCATGGCTTTAGTTTCCTCTGAAAATGAAACATCTAGACCGGTTGCACCAACCACTACAGATTTTATAAATGGTTTTGCTTGTTTTGATCCATGTTTTAAGATAAACATTATTTTCCATCCTTTTCTAATTTCTGTAGCAGTCTATTTTTTGCCTCTTCTAAAGCTTTTTTCTCTTGATCACTTGTTTGATTGGTATAATTTGGTTTTGACCAATCTGGAACATTTGATTGTTGCTTTGTTGGTTGTCCTTTGGTTTTACTTTCCTGAAACTTCCGTTCTCGTTCGTTTACTGCTGCAATGGATAATAATCCATCATTTTTCCAATTTTGCAAAATAGCTCTAATATAGCTGAAATTTCTTTTACCATTGTCAGCGGCTAAACTGATAGCTTTTAAAACTACATCTGGTTCCATACCATCCAGAGTGATGAATTCTTTTAAAGTTTCAAATTGGATTCCATCAATTGGTGAAATACGAGACTGATATTCATCTACGATGATTTTGAGTGTATTTTTCTCTAAATCTTTCTCTATATCTATCTCTATTTCTTTCTCTTTCTCTATCTCTAACTCTGGTGGATGTTCGTCCGACATTTGTCCGGACAAATGTCCCAACAATAATTTTTGTTTTTCCTTCTCAATTCTTCTGCGATAGTCACGCTTTCTATCAGCTTCCGTGTTCGATTTTCCAATAAATGATTCAATGTCTAGCATAAAGATGGCACCATTGTCCAAAACATCAATTAGGTTCATTTCCTTGAAAATGCTGACAGCTTTTTCTACTACTGCCACAGGATGCCTTGTTATTTTTGAAAGCATTTCAGAATTGAATGGGATTCGATCATTGAACATCAACTTACCATTGTTTTTCAATGACCTCAGATAGAGTTTGATCAAAATGTTAGAGTATAGAAAACCATCTGGCATGCTTTCCAAAATAATCATTTCATCACTGTCATAAAAATTTTCTTTTACTCTCAGATAGTAGTATTTCTTATTATCTGACATTTCATTCCTCCATTCTAGAATGGTAAACCATCATCAGGGATATTCATTTGATTACTCTCAAGTGAAGGAGGCATTTGCTCATCAATAGAGTTCTGGTTGGCTGAATTGTCACGCTTTTCTAAGCTTCTGAAACTATCAATAATAACTTCAGTGACATAGACACGTTGACCTTGCTGATTCTCATAATTACGGGTTTGGATATGGCCAGTGATTGCTACCAGATTTCCTTTCTTGATCCAGCTTGCGAAGTTTTCCGCTAATTTCCGCCAAATCACGCAATTGATAAAATCTGCATCATATCCACCATCTTGATTTTTAAAATTTCGATTTACAGCAAGCGTGAATTGTCCAACTGCTTGATCTTGAGATGTTCGATGCAGTTCTACATCACGAGTTAAACGCCCGATAAGTACAACATTATTAATCATTTTCCATACCTTTCAAATCATTTTCGTTTTTTAAAATTGCCTTTTCTTTCTCAATCAACCAATCCATGTGAACCTTTGCTTTCTCCAAATCCTCAATCCCATTTTTTTTGCGATAGCGAAGGAGGTATTTTAGGGTATTACCCAAATGATACCCTGTTAACTGTTCATCATTCATGAAATTGCGATGAACATCAATTGCTTCTATGCCATTCCGGCCTTGGTAATGTTTTGGATTTTTTACATTGTCGTTCATAGTTCAGACATTCCTTTCACTGTTCTTTTTTGATGGATTTCAGACATTCTCTTATTCCACATTTCACGCTGATATTTTGCTGATTTGTAATGCTTCATTTTGGCTTTCTGGCGAACGATTACTTCACGCATCACATAGATTGCAAATCCTGAAAGTAAAATGTATGTTACAAAAGCTACTGCTAAAATAATTTCAATTGTTGTCATTTTCTTCTACCTCTTTTGTTTCTTTTTGCGGGAAAAGTTCCCGGTTGAATTTGTTGATCATCACATCTTGAGCCTTATTGGTCTCTTTGATTTTTTCGATACTTTCGGCCCAATGACCTGTACTTTCAAAATTCATTTGGACCGCATTTTCTAGATCCTTGATGCGTTGTTCTTGACCGTACATGATTTTCATTGTTGCGCCTGCAAATAATAAGAATAGTGTTGTAAGTGATAAAACAGTAAATTTTAATTGTTTTAAGCTCATGCTCTAATCACCCCATCATTCTTAAAATCCAGAGCCATCTGATGAAGTTTATCTTCAAATTCATTATCTGACAGTTTCATCAATTTGGCTTTTTCTTCTACTTTTAATGTCCTATTGGCATCTTGCCAATCCATCAATTTTAGTAATCTTTTAATAGGATCCATTTCTTCTCCTTCAAATTGTGTTATAATTAGTTTATAGTTCTTTCAAAGTGCCTTTCTAAAGGCGCTTTTTTTATTTTTGCAAGCTTCGACAGAATCGCTGAACATCTTCCAAATTATACAGATACTTTCCGCCTTTCCCAGACTGTTGAAATTGAAATTTCCCTTGATCACGCCATTCTTCAAGCTTGGTTCTGCCCCAACCAGTAGATGCTTGCAGCTCTTTGATGGACACCCAGGTAATCTGTCTGCTTGTTATGCGCTTAGCTTCTTCCATAGCTTTAATATTAAGAGATACGAGTTCTTCAAAAAGTTGATTAATATAGTTCTCGTTATGAGTTTGAGTTATTTGATTTAGAATAGGATACTGCATCATTTTCATCACGTCCTTTCAATTTTTGATATAATAAATGTAAAAACACATAAGAGGTTGCTATGCAAAAATTTGATAACAATAAAATTACTAGCTATACATATAACGAAGGTTTTCACTCCCGTTCCTTTATTTGTCCTTATTGTAATGGGGTGGCAACTCATGATTGGAGATACATGCAAATGGAACTTTTTGATGGTGATATGATGGGTCTAGATAAAATTAAAGAAAGCAGATATGTAATTTTTGCAAGATGTCAAGGTTGTTTAAAAACTTCCATTTGGTTAACAGAGAAATTGAAAAATACCGTTTCTAATCCCAGCACATTTTCAGGAGATGATTCTTCAGAAATTCTTTTATATCCATTCACTAGTCCTGATCTTCCAAAAGCAAATGAAGATATGCCGGAAGATGTTAAGAAAATATATGATGAGGCTTGTCTCGTTTTAAAATATTCTCCTAGATCTTCTGCTGCTCTCTCACGTTTAGCAATAGAAAAATTAGTTGACCACTTAGAAGCTGAAGGGAGCAATTTGAATTTAAAAATTGCCGATCTTGTTTCAAAAGGGTTATCAGCACGAATTCAACAAATGCTTGATAGTGTCAGAGTAATTGGAAACAATGCTGTTCATCCGGGAGAAATAGACCTGTCAGATAATGCTCAACTTGCTTCTTCTTTACTAGATTTTATTAATTTAATTGTTGAGAACCAAATTAGCCAACAAAAAAGGATTAATGAAGTATATAATAATTTGCCAGAATCAATTCTACAATCTATTGAAAGGAGAGATTCATAACTTTTAAACCAATTACTCACAGCCCACGAATGGGCTTTTTTATTTAGTTATATTTCCGTTACTCCTGTTCAATCAATGGTAGAATGTCATGTTTTTTCAATAGTTCATACAAGAACAGCCGGCCTTTTTGAGTCCATACTGTCTGCATTCTGACCCTACCAGAGATTTCAATCGTCTTGCTATCTGTGTATCCTTTGGCCATGTATTTTCTGTATAGAATCCATTGATTATTAACTTTGTGTTGGATGCCTAGAGAATACAAGAGTTGATTGAATTTAATGGCGCTCATTCCATAGTCAGCAGCTATTTGGGTGATAACCACAGCGGATTTGCTTTCAATAATTAAATCCAAGTAGCGTGCCTGTTCCTGTGCTTGTTCTAACTCAATTTCCAAACGGCTACTTTTTTCACGTTCCTGCTTCAGATCTGTTGCTAATTTGATAATAGTGTCAGGATTTAGCAAGGCTTGTTCAATCATCCTATCTGTCAAGTAGCCCCCGTGTTTCCGTATTGCTGGCAGGACTTCACTTGTAATCCACTTTTTGAACTCTTTCGCTTGTGGTAATTTGCTTGCTAATATTAGAGAATACAAACCTGATTCATTAATGATTATCATATTTCGATTTTGACCTGATGCACTAAATTGGTGCGTTAGCTTATCATCATCATCAACATGACTTCTTATTGCGTTGTCTGCTCTTGAATATCCCAAAATATCCGCAACATCTTTTCCAACAAAATAAGGTTCACTGTTTAAGATTATTGTGCGGACCTGTTTTCCGTTAAAATTAAAAATCTCATTCATTTTATTCCTCCATCAAGTCGCTGATTGATACACCAAGATATTTGGCGACCTTATTCAATGTTTGGGAAAGCGGAATGCTCGAATTCCATTTTCTGATGCTTCCATTGCTAAGATCCAGATCTCTTTCTATTCGATAAATAGAAATATTGTTTTCTTTTGCTATTTTTTTAATTTTGTCATATAGCATCTTTTTCTCCTTTCTTTGGAAAATTTTATAAGAAAATTATCTTTTTTTATTGACAAATAATAGAAAATATTCTACTATTAGGGTATAGAAAAGAACACTACTAAATAGGTTTTGATATCTACTGTCTTGGCGGACCACGTTGATATTTGTAAAACTTATTTATAGCTTTTAATTTAACTTACAAGAATAGTATAATAGAAAATTTTCCTCTTGTCAACAGATAAAATAGAAAATTTTACATTTTTGTAAGTTTTTTTAAAAAAAGGAGGAAAAAATGAGTCTACTTGATAGAATCAAGTTATTGGCAGCTACTCATCAAATGACCATGGCTGAACTGGAAAGAAAGCTAGATTTCAGCAATGGTAGTTTAAGAAAATGGGAAACCTCTATGCCTAGCGGTGATAAAATAGAAAAGGTTGCTGATTATTTCAATGTCTCTACAGACTACTTATTGGGAAGAACTGATAACCCGAATGTCGCAAACGATGGTGATGCTTCTGCACCATTGGATCTGCGTGATATTGCGGCTCAATCCATGCTGTTTGATGGAAAGCCATTGACCGAAGAAGATATTGATTTCATCACTGCTGTCCTTGAGGCTCATTTAAAAAATAAATAGAGGTACATTATATGACAGTACAAGAGCTTTGTGCCAAAGAAGGTGTAAATCTCTGCTACTTTGACGGAAGTAATTGGCACAGCCCTGGATTTTTCAATCCTGCTCTTAATATTCTAGCCCTGGATATTAATTTGTCGGTGGAAGATCAAAAACAAGTAGCTCTTCATGAATTAGGTCATAAAGAACACACTCCTGTTCAATATGAATTGAATAGAGAGCTTTGCGAATTACAAGCTGATAGAAGCATGATTCATCATTTGCTTGAAGAAGAATTGAAGCTAATGGATGATATTAGGGATTTTAATTATCTTCATTTTATGGAAAAATACAGTCTGAAGACCATCGCAAATGAAACGATGGTTAAAGACGAGTTTAATTCACTAATTAGTTAAATAGGAGGATCTAATGAAAAAAAGTAAGCCTTTTTATAAACAAGTTTGGTTTATAATATTTATTATTTTGGTTGTTATTGGCGGTATAAGCTCTCTAACTAAACCAAAATCAAAAACTACAAGTAGTGCAGAAAAGTCTGCTACTATTAAAAACAACACTTTTAAAATGACGGATAAGCTTGGGGAAGAGTTCGCAATTTATTTACGAGAAAATGCGGAAGTCTTGGACAATGGTGATAAAATCGAATTTGTTACAGGTGGAAATGCTACTGCTGTTTCTGTCCGTGTTGGAGAATCGTGGAGTGCTGAAAGTACAAGTCGTAAAATCTATCTTGCTAATTCATTTCTTAAACAAAAAAATGAGCTGTTTAAAAAATGGGCAAAAGAAAACAACTATAAAATTAACCCAGAGAAAGATACTCCTGAATTAATAGTTAAAGTTTCTGATGCAGATAAAACAACAATTGCTCAAGAGCATGGTGGCAAGATGAAGATACTTAATAATTAAGTAAGAAAAAAATCCCCACACTCGCCTTCGCCAAAAATTGAGTGTGAGGATTACAGTGTAAGAAAAGCCATTCAAAAGGTCTTTTTCTTATGCCCATTTTATCAAGAAATGAGGTAAAACGCAATGGAAATAAAATCTTATAAAAAGAAGAATGGTGATACAGCCTACGGATTTAGGATCTATGTAGGTAAAGAAAACGGAAAAGATAAGTATGTCAAGCGTCAAGGATTTCCAACCAAAGCAAAGGCACGGGTGGCACTCTTACAACTTCAGGACGATTTGGAAAATGGGGAACAATCCCAAAAAGATATCACATTTGAGGAAATCGCAAAGAAGTGGCTCAAAGAGTACGCTGATACCGTTCAGGATAGCACTTACATCAAGACTGAAAGAAATATCAAAAATCACATCTATCCTGTTTTTGGTAGTCAAAAAATAGCTTCCATCACTCCTCTTCAATTGCAGGAACAGGTCAATGAATGGTCCAGAAAATTGGTGTATGGGCGGAAGTTGAAAGGTTTAATGAATAATATTTTCAAATATGCCATCCGTTATGGTTATATTTCAACCAATCCTGTTGATAGTGTCACCACTCTTGTCAAAAAAGAGAGTGATTCTTCTAGTGATTTTTATGATAAAGATGAGTTAAAAGCATTCATGAGATTAGTGGATGGTACGGATGATCTGAGAAAGAAAGTCATGTTTCGTCTTTTTGCGTTCACAGGAGCCAGAAAAGGGGAGATTTTAGCTCTCAAATGGACTGACTGGATAGATAACACCTTGAACATAAACAAGGCCATTACAAGAGGTTTTGAGGGCGAATCTGTGGGAGCTACTAAAAACAAGAGTAGTGTCCGACTGATTAGCCTTGATCAAAGGACAATTGATCTACTATCAGAGTACAGAGAAATGAATCCTACTACCACTTTCATTTTTGAAAGTCCTGAAGGAAAGCCAATTCCAAGTTCACTACCAAGAAAATGGCTTTTGCAGATTGTAAAAGGGACTGAGGTCAGACCTATCAAGATTCACGGTTTTAGGCATACGCATGCCAGCCTATGCTTTGAAGCTGGAATGACATTGAAGCAGGTCCAGCATCGACTAGGACACAGTGATCTCAAGACAACCATGAATGTCTACACACATATCACCAAGCAAGCCAAGGATGATATTGGTGAGAAATTTGCTAATTATATAGATTTTTAAAAATATCAGTTATCAGGACAGACTCTTTTCAAAAAGGGTCTGTTTTTGGGTCTGTTCATTTCAAAAAGGTATGGGAAAGAATAGAAAGTATATAAATAAAAAACATTGAATTATCAATGTTTTGGGAAGTTTTAAGAAGTTTTAGAAAGTATATATGGAGCCGGTGGGAGTTTCTAAAACTCAATCGTATCGCTGTTTTTAGATTTTAGGGTCTGTTTTAGGTACTGACTTCTAAAACTCCACAAGTTCATTGCTCACATTGTTAGTTTAGCATAGCTTTCAAGAAAGTTCAAGTTTTATTTTTTATCTCAGATACAAAAGGAAGCATTTAATAGGAAAAGATTTTTTGATAAATGTTTGAGGTTATAACAGACATTCCTGAAATTTTCCATTATAACAGAAAAAACCCTCCATTTTGGAGGGTGAAAACTATGCTTTATTTTCTAACGCTTGAACTCGTGAAACGATAGCTGCAAGCTCTTGTTTTGAAACAAAAATGTTTTGCGCCTGATTGCCAGTGATGAATGAATCACCGCCATTTTTTAGTTTCTCATCTATCAGGGCATCAATTCCAAGTTCTAGATGCTTTTCCTTGATGTTGGTTGTCATCTGAGATTGAAGGGCGCTATAGGTCACAAATGTTTGATATGATTTATCTGATGTCAAATAGTTTGTTAAGTCAACCACTTCTGGCTGTATTTGCGATCTATTTTCTAGTGATTCAATCCTCTTTATGATTTGACTATCATTGTATGACTGAATTTGATGTGTGGCAATGTATGCAGCTATTTCTTCCTGTATGTTGATCTTGTCAATTTCAACAATATTGCTTATTTGATAATTTTCAATAGATTGAATTATATCAATTTTAGCACTTTTGTCACTAGGGAAGATAAACCCATCACATTCAATCTCTACTTGATAGATGCCGGGAGGTAGAATTTTTTCAATTTTGAATTGAATTCTTGAATTTTCTACAACAGCTACAATTGTTTTCTTTCCTTTGGCATTTGCTATTTTTATATTAGCGTTTTTACCTTCAAGAGAGCTTACTTTGTTGCCATCATAGTCTAGCAGTTCATATTCAAAAATAGATGAGAAGTCACCTTGCTTGATGACTTCACCACCTTTTGTCTGTTTCAGATTTGTTGAATTTTTTCCGGTCATTAAATTCCTCATATTCTAACAGGCTATATAAATCTATTTAAAAGATCCAAAGTCTGTGATGCGTTGACCGTTTTCAGATTGTCCCACAGCTACATATCTACGATTTCCAGAACCACCAATATAGGAGATCCAAATATATCCATCATTATCAATCCATCCATCATAATTGATTTCTTGACCTGCACTATATACTGCTACAATCTCAGCTCCAAGTCCTGCTTCTGCTCGTACATTTAGAGCAGATACTTCAACAGTGAATGTTCCTGTTTCTGGATTGAATCCATTTGATTCAATTGTCAATGGTTCTGATGGTTCTGGCTGTTCAAATGCCACAGATGTGCCATCAGTTGGGAAATAGAACCATCCAATAATTCCATCAAAGTTGCGTGTGTTGTAACGTGCTGGCCCTCCAACATAAAGAGAATCAGCATTTCCATCAATGTTCTGTTCAATAGTTCTCATGGTGACCCCATCGCTATCTTCAATCACAATTCCTGTGTGACCGTAGGGATGACCGCATAGATAGGTTGTGTCCATGACAAAGATGGCTCCTGCTCTTGGATTGACTCCTACTGCATCATATACTACTTCATATCCTAACCCAGCGGCTGAGTTAAGTAGATCAATGGCATTTCCCCAGAGAGCTTTTCCAAAAAAGTTGATAGAAATTGAGTTCGGTAGGTCTACACATTGAGTCCCGTATGCACCATCTGCATCAGCTCCCACACCTTGATCAGCCAAAGATCCTGAATAATTTAAAATATCATTTGTTGCTACCATTTTTAGAACCTCATTTCTTCCATTGTTCATTTGCTTGCTTTACAGCAGCTTCAATGAATGTGTTCAATTGGTCATTTGTCAAATTGATGTTGTATGCTTCTAGTCCTTCAATCAAGCTAGTCTTAGCATGCTCCATCTTGTCTTTGCCATGAATGTCCAATGTTCCCGCTACTTGTTCAGTAGCGTTCACAGCATTTTTTGCAAGAATTTCAGCAACTTCAATGGCTTTCTTCCCTCCACGAGTCAAAAGATATTTCTTGACTGCTTGGACAACAATTCCAACCAAAATTACAAGAATACTCATTGCGCTACTTGTTACAATATCAGTGATTTGATTCATTTTTCTTTTCTCCTTTTTTTAATCAACTGACTTGGTTCTTCCAAGCCTTCTTTCAACAAGAATTTATTACGGTCAATATTCTGCTTGATGAGATGATCAAGCCCAGGTATTTCAACTCCTAAAGCTGATAGGCTGGCCAGAATGCTAGATCCGTATGCTGCCATCATAGCGACAATAAAGGCATCAACTACGGGTCCAAGATTCATGTATAGGGCGAATGGATAGCCAATAGCTACAATTAAAATCATAGCTGTATGGCTGACCAGCCCTTTTCGCCATTTTTTACTTGAAAATTCATGGTAGGCCCATGCTCTAGATACTCCTAAAACGATGTCTAGAGCAACAATGGCCATGAACATGAACACAATCATGTGTTCATCAATTCCGTGATCGTAAAATTCCCTTACTATTTCAATGATTCCAAAGATTCCATCTGGTTCTTTATACATCAATCACACTCCTCTCAATTAAGATTCAGGCTGTGCTACCGGTTGAGTTTCAAGATCTCCAGATGGTTTGTTTTTATTCACTTCTTTTGGTACTTCCCAATTATAGATTGCAAGTTTGCCATTTTGAAGAAGTGGTCCTTTCAAGTCTTTGATGGATTCGCCATTATAGACAAAATCATAGTTGACTTGTACAAGCACACGTTTTCCTTCACTGTATTTTTCAGTGTGATCAGGATCCACGAGGGTGAAGATGTCATGTTGTTTGTAGGTTTTGCCTACTTGAGCAGCTTCCACAAGTTCAAGCGCCCGTTTGTAGAGTGTTGGATCAAGTGGGTTGTCTTGATTGGTGACAGCCACAAGGACAGACCAGTCAGCAAGTGCTTTGTTATTTTGAATTAGGACATCTTTCTTTTCGTTTTCCTGAGTGAGTTCTTGAATTTTCTGAATAGCATCCTTATTGGCATCAACAGACTTATCAAGCTCTTTCTTGAGGGATACGATAGCGCCAGAAGGGTCTAGCTCCATCCGTACAAGATTTAGAACAGCATCCACAAGGTTTGTTTCTTCGTCTCCCATGCGGTTATTTGGAAGAGATTCTTCAAAAACACGGTAAGGATAATCTTGTTTGATGGAAACCTTTGTGGCATTAGCTACAGGGTCATAGGATTTGAACTGTACTTTATAATTCATTAAGCATTTACCTCATTCTTATTTTTAACTTCTTCAAATAGGTCCTTCAAATCTTTGTCAGATTCCAGAACAGAGCGATATGTTTCCAGCTCTTGAATGAGCTGTGTTTTCTCCTGCTGCGCTTCATTTAAGCGTGCCTTGAACTCAGCTTCATTGATTGATTTGCTAGCTAATTGATTAGCTAGATCTGTGATGATTGATACATAAGTATTTTCTTTCATTTTGTTACCTTTCTATATTCCGAATTTGTCAAAATCTCTTAATGAATTAGCTACTGCATTTCTGATAGAACTGTGAAGAGCTGTTCTCATAGGCTTCCCATTCTGTGGAGTGAAGTCATCTGTTGCAAAGCCAGCGTTGACAAAGTGCTGAAGAGCTGTTCTGAGAGTTCTCAAAACTTGTCTGAGCCACACACCGTTGTTTCCATTGTTAATAAGTAGGAAGTCACCAGCTTGTATGTTGGTGTTCCTTCCGTTGGTCCCATATGGAGCAATTGTTGTTCCTCCCCAAGTTGTTATTCTCCAACCATAAGGATCGCTTCCCGTGGCTTGGTCATAATTATAAGAGTGAGTAAAATTGAATCTGTCGCCTACAAAAGTGACCTTATCTGCATTGTCATGATCTCCTGTACCAACTCCCTTGATGGTATCAACAATCATCCCATTGAATCCACCTTGGTTCCAGTGATTTCTGATGTCATTATCACGACGGTCAGCACCAATAATAGCTTTTGAGTTTACATACCGCCTTCCGTTTATTATCACATCATCATTCCGGAAGAAAAGCCCCTGACTTGAAGCATTTGTTTGATCACGGAAGACCCCTGTAAAATTATCGTTGAATGACAATCTTCCATTGTCTAGATCAAAAATAGACACACCAGAATTTGCTGTAAGCCTTCCACCACGAATGTCATTTGCAGAAATTCCAACAGATATCAGTTGAGTGATGAATGCTCTCTGAGAAGCTAGCTCTCTGATGAATGCTTGATTTGATACAAGCTTATTGATCATTGCATAATCTACCAACAACTTATCCGCTGTGACTGCATTGCTGGCAAGGATAGGAGTTGTTACTGATCCAGCCTTCATGTGTCCAGTTTCCACACTCTCACTTGCGATGTGACGGCCTAAAATAGATCCATCAACTACCATATCGCCTTTAACTTTGATCAATTTAGCGATCAAAGCAATGGCTTCCGGTTCTTGTACAAGCAATGAGCTGATTGTCCGACCATTGATGCTCTTACCTGTGCCAAAAGAGATTAGGCCATCTGTGATGTTGATGTCTGTTTTTTTGAGGACTCCATCAAACTGACTGATGATTGTTGCCACTTGACCATTGACAGTTTGCTGATAGTTGGCAAAGCGCCCATTGATGCTGTCTTTAAAATCATCTAGCTTGTCATTGAGTACAGAGTTTTGACTGGAAAGTTTCTGGTTAGTTTCATCTGCTTGAGCTTGAAGTTTTGCAGCAGTTTCTTGCGCTTGATTGGTGATTTTATTCGTAAGTGCCTGTTCCTGAGTTGCAAGCTTATTGTTTAGCCCTTCTGTGGCATATCTCAGATTGTTTCCAAACTCAGTTGAGAATGTTGAGAATTGGCCATCAACAGTCTGCTTGTATTCAGCAAGTTTGCTTTCAATTCGTGAGTTTATTGTGTCTAGGCTGTTTGGCTTGTACGGAGGAACTTTAGGCCCTTTGACTAAAATTGGCTTACGAATCCAAAAGTGTGCATTGTTTACTGCATAGAAGTAGAATGGGAAACTTCCTGATGAATCAAATTCAAAATCAGTTGCTATGAATGTGAACTCAGCTTTCAACCATGTGTCCTTTGAAGTCGTTTTGTCTGCAAAACTCTTCCCAAACACTTGCTTATTGTTTGAATGTCGTTTCAGCGTGACTGCTATTCCTTTATCACACTCAACATCACTTCTCACTTGATATTCAAAACCTAATGAGTAGTATTCCCCTTGAGCCATTTTGTTGATATACAGTGGGAATGTTGGACCTGCAAATGTATAAGAATTTGCAGGAGATCCGGAAACTTTCATTTTGAAAATCCCGTTCTCTACTGATGCAATTCTGGTTGTTCCATTATTGGGCGCTTTATATTCAGTTAAGCTGTCAGCTAATTTCACAAGGTTTTCTTGGTCAATCTGACTTCCTAGAGCTTCAATTCTTCTAGTAATGCCCTCAGAGTCTTCTGTGTACTTATTCTTAGAAATGTAATTCTCAGATAGATTCTCACGAATTGTCTTCAGGGTGTTGCTTGTCTGCTCTTCTGTATAACGCTTCAACCTAGATTCAAGGATTCCACTCTCTCCAGTGTACTGTTCAAGTTCTGTGATTTGTGTTTTAAGTCCTTGTGCGGTACGTTCAAATGATGCAGAAGCATTTTGGATGATAGCCTCTTGATCTTCTGGAGCAGGTCCTGCATCTGTTCTGGTAGTGCTTTGTGTTAGCTCTACCTTTTTGAATGAAATTGAACCTGCTTCACTATAGCCAATAATGATGCGCCAGAAATCAAACTCATCGCTTTTTTCTAGAGCTGGAACAGAAACTTTGAACAATTGCCATTCATCAGTCAATTGAAATTGAGCACAGATTCTTTCTGGATTGTCTCCAGATTTGCGATTCTCACGCAATGAAGCCCACATTGTTCCTGAACCGCTATTTCTTTTAGCGTAGAATGAAATTGTGTAAGTTTCGCCTTTTTCTAGATAATCCAGAGCAGTTGTTTTTGAAGTTGCCCAGCTTGGTGCGGTACTAGAAAATAGCTGTGCCTGTTTCCAAGTGTTGGTATTGCCTGTAATGGTATATATACCATTCTCTGCTGTACCGGTTGAATCACTTGAATCGCCATGAGCAAAAAACCAAAGACCACGAGTGAAATCATAATCTTCAGCATAGTTCCTTGATCCAACTTTCAGATTTGTGAACTCTTCTTTGACACCCTCCACTGTCTGTTCGACATAAGAGCGATCTGCTTTGCCATTTGTGACATTAGTTAGATCAGAAATGGCCTTTTCTGTGGTCTGTTCAAATCGTGATTGTGCGCCTTGGACTCCTACAAATTGGCTTTGTGTTTGATCTTTAAAGTCATTGATTATTTTCTTGATATCTTCATCACTGGTCTTTAATTTATCAGTAGTAGCTTTCAAGCCTTCCATATTGACTTCGATGCCATTATATTGAGCCTTAAACTCTTCCACAATTTCATTTTTGTTAGCTTGGTTTGCTGCTTTGATCTTCTCAGTGACTTGTGCTGAGATTTCCTCTTTTACTACTTCAGCTTGTGCTTTGGCTTGCTCGATTCCATCGGTGATCTCTTTCTCCAAAGCTCCTGCCTTGTCTTCAAAAGCCCTGTTGGCATTGTCAACCAATACTTTCAATTTCTTGTAGTATTCATCATCCTCTTGAGTCTTTTGGACTGTATCTAGGATTTCAGATGCTACATCAGAAATTCCATTAGAGCCTGATAGGCCTCCACCGTGACCAGCCTTGTCATCGAATGTAAGAGAGATATACTCTTCTGACAGAGCATCATAGACATAGCCCACAGCTTTTTTCTTCAACATGACATCATGCTTCAAGCTCATGAGGGCTGCTGTGTCACCAAGATGGACAGTTTGCCCATCAAGCTCATAAGCTTCAATTTTGATCTGATCAGTGGGCTTGTCAATATTCCCATTCTTGAACTTGGCTTCACCCCATTTTCTCAGTTCTTCCTCTGTAGTAAGATCATTGTTCTCATACTCAGCTTCATTGATGTAAGGGTAATTTCCGATGATGGGGCTGTCCACGGTAACTTTCAGAACCGTGTCTTCTTCTGCTCCCTCTGGTTTGAAGGTTGATTTCAGATGCAGTCTTGTGATGATGCTAGAACTGCTCTTGTTTCGTTCATACTGTTTCAGGTTTTGATGTGTGGTGATTACTACACCACGATCAATCCCCCGACTTTTAGGAATATCAATCAGGAAGTTGTCCCGAATCATCTCGCCTTCCCAAGCGCCTACGATGGAATGTTTCCCATCCATCAGGATTTTATAGAGCGTTTCATCTTCTGTAGTGTTGAAAGTTCTATTGTCCATGATGTTACTTGTGAAAGAGAATTTCCCAAGTGGTGTCTTAACTGCTGAAATCATAGCATTCAAGGCTATTTGACAGGTTGAGTTTGAAACCTTGATAGGACGAACAGAGCGCTTGAAGATGTCCTCTGTGATGTGCTGACAAGTCAGACTTACTGTGTCATCTTGCTCACTGATTTCCTTAATTCGGAATAGTTGCCGGCCAGTGACAGGGGTGGGGGCAATGATGAGCATGTCTTCCTGAAACTTCTTATAAATTTCAGTGTCTGTGATTGGATAATCAACCTTGAGAGTGTAGCTCACGTTGATTACTTCTTCAACTTCTGCTTTTGTTGCTTCATGGAGTGGTTGCCCATTCCATTTCACTGTTTGAACATTTCTGTCTAATAAATATAGAATTATAACCACCCCCAATTAGTTTCAAAGACAAGTGATTGAATACCTGGTCCTAAAACCACACCAACAGTCTTTTGACCTTGGTTAGCGTCAATTGTGATGAAATCTCCTGACCACTTCACCAGATTTCCTTTCTTGTCCAAGAAACTTGGATTCTGTGGATCATTCACCATCACAGCGCTATCAGATAGCTGCTCAAGCTTGATGGTTTGCTTCCCAATCGTGAAGCTGGTCTCAGATGAGCTATTTCCTCTTATTGTGATTTTAGGGAACGCTAGTGAGCTACCTTGGAGCCTGAGAACACCATTTGAGGAAAGAGTTTGAACATCGTTGTTCTTCATGTATTTTGTGGGGTGACAAACAAATGTCACTTCCACAGAATACAGTTTAGTTTTATCTCTCTGAGTGTCAGACACCTTTGTCTGATAACAGAACCATCTTGTGAGCTTGTTCTGTTGATTCTCAAGCCAGAAATTCCTTTTGGAAAGGAATTGAACGAATTCAAGGACTTGCAATTCTGTTGGGTTGATGAGTTGAAGAGTGTATTTCTTTTCAATCGCTTCTCTGTGAGGATTCGACTGAACAATATATCCACTAACTCCATCATGACTCAAAAGTTTGTCCTTTGAGAGACCTACTTGAATTGTAGGACCTTCCAGCACAATCACATCAAATGGAAATGATGAAGTTCCGACTCCATCAATTATCAATTCATTGTACTTTACCATGCGGGCGCTCCTCTCAATTCTTTCTGTCTCCTGAGTTCAGCAGCTATCTTCTGAGATACCTTATTGGCGATCTTCTCAATATCAGCTTCTTCTCTGATGATGTTGTCAGAGATGTTGATGTTGATCACGGTTCCTTGTGGGTCCATTGTTTGGGCGATGCCCCGACCAATGGCGCTCAAGTTACGTTCATTCAGTGGTAGGACTGCTTCTTTTCCGGCTTCCCCACCAACCATCAGGCTATTCCCGTTCATGCCAAATGCTGTGGGCTTGGTTAAGATCCCACCTTTGGCATACCATTCAATGCCAATACTTGGAATTCCTTTACCTTTCAGCCAGTCCATTGGGTTCAGTGACCCGCTGGCCTTAAAGTGAGGTAGTGGGATGTGTGGCCATTTGAATTGGAAATTGAAGAAACCTTTAATTCCGTCAATGGCTTTTCCTACTAGGTCTTTGGCTCCATTGATAGCACCGCCAATGGTGTCTTTGATCCCGTTCCAGATTCCTGATGCAGTTGAGCTGATACCGTTCCAGATCCCTGAAATCGTGCTTGAAATCCCATTGAATACACTTGAGACCGTGCTTGAAATTCCATTCCAGATACCTGATAGGGTAGAGCTGATGCCGTTCCAAATGCTTGATGCAGTGCTTGAAATAGTATTCCAGATGTTAGATAAGATCTGAGCCATCGCATTGAATACAGATTCAGCAATGCTCTTGATACCATTCCAGATACTTTCAGCAATACCTTTGATAGATTCCCAAGCTCCCGACCAATCACCATTGATTATCTGCATCACAGTCTTAATGATGCCTAATACCACGTTGATGGCTGTTTCAACAACGGTTTTGATGGTCTCCCAGACCGTAGAAATTACCGTTGAAATGTTATTCCATGCCGTTTGAATAAATGGACCAAGAACATTCATGACCGTTGTCACTACTGCTGAAATAGCATTCCAGACTGTTTCTGCTGTCTGTCTGATCAATTGCTGATTGTCGTTCCACCAACTTGTCAGCGTTCCCCAAATTTGCATTACAAAGTCAGAGATAGCTTTGACAACAGTGTTGATGACTGACATGATAGCGTTCCAGACTGTCTCAACAGCGGTCCTGAATCCCTCATTGGTTTCCCACAAGTGCTTGATGGCCAATACAATTCCGGTTACTGCGACAACAACAGCAGCGATCACCGCAATGATTGGCAATGCAGCAGCTATCAGCCCTCCTATACTCGTTCCGACAGCCACAGCGGCAGCTTGAAGGGCAAGGAAGATGGGCGCAAGTACACCGGCCACAGTCACAATTGATCCAAATACTACAACAAAGTTCTTGATTGGTCCCGGCAAGTTGTTGATCCATTCTGCTACCTTCTTGAAGATATCTACAATGATGTCAAGGGCTGGTGCGAATGTTTCAGCAATTGCTCCACCAACTTCAGCCATAACGATTTTCAAACCGTTTTGTGCTGTGGTGAACTTGTCAATGGGGTCTAGGGTGTTCTCGTAAGTTTGAGAAACCAGACCGGCTGACACTTGTGAAGTGTAGCCTAAATCTTCCATGTTGAATTTCCCACGTTTGATTGCATCAATCATTTGAGGGGCTTTCTTAGCACCAAAGATCTCCATAGCGATTCCCATCGCTTCGGTCTCTGACTTGCTGTTCTTGATGGCTTCAATGGTCTCATTCAGACCTTGCTTCATGGTCTTTCCTTGCTTGGTATATACACCAGCAGCCTTTGTCAGTCCAGAGAGTGCTGAAGATGAATCCACCCCGTTTTTTTCGAATTGACCAATAAGGGTGACTGCCTCGCCAAATTCAAGACCAAGCATCTTGATTTGAGGCGCTCCATCAGTTGCCTTTTTCATCAACTCATCAACAGAAACCCCTGTATCTTGAGAAACATAGGTTACATTGTCCAGAATCTCTGTTAAGTCATCAATAGATAAGCCATAGGCTTCCATAGCTTGCTTTGATTGAATTGTAGCATTAGTGACATCTGTGCCATTGATCTCAGAAAACTTGATCATGTCTTCTGAAGTCACTTTCAAAGCGTCTCCAGTTAATTTGAATTGAGTATTGACCTCACCAACCGCATTCCCGATGGTGCTGAAATCAGTAGGGACCTCAGTGGCTATGCCATTAGCAATGCCTTGCATTTCTTCAAGAGCTTTCCCACCAGCACCGGTCTTGGTGACAATGGTGTCCATTCCCTCATCAATTTCACGGAATGCATCTAGAGCGCTCTTCCCAAAATCAACCAACTTTTGACTGATCTCAGACAGCTTCTCAGAGAATTGATTCAGTAACTCAGCTTTCAGAAGCTTGTTTGTCTCTTCAAGACCACTACTGGCTTTCTTTCCCGACTCACCAAGATTTTCCATTTCATTGGCAAGCCCGTTGAAGGCAGCCTTGGACTCATTCAGTTGAGTCTCTAGCTTATTGACTTCTGTTGAGTTCTCGCCATATTCTTGTTTTGCAAGAGCAAGCTGTTTCTCAAGATTCTCGATCTGTTGTGCGACAATCTCGCTTTGCTTCCCAATCTTCTGTTCAGCAAGTGCCAGCTTATCTGCTTCACTAGCGTTGGAACCCATCTGGCTTTCTTGCAGTTTGAATGAGCTGACAACTTTGTCACCTTCACTGGCAAGACGCTGTTGCTCATTTTGAAGCTCTTTCAGTTGTTCACGGTTGGATTTTGTGGCATTCCCATTTCCGTCCAATGCCTTATTGACATTTTCAAGCTTGTTCTCATAGCCTTTCAGGATGTTTTCTGTCTGGACCACTTCCCGTTGAAATGCACGGTATTGATCAGCTCCAATGTCACCACTTTTGAATTGAGCTTCAACTTGTGCTTGTGCCTGTCTCAATGTTTCCAACTTTTCCTTGGTAGTTGAGACTTGCTTTTGAAGGACTTCTTGCTTTTGAGCCAATAGGGTCACGTTCCCTGTATCAAATTTCAGAGCCTTGTCAATGCTCTTCAATTCTTTTGCTGCTTCAATAGAGGCTGAATTTACTTTTTTAAGGGCATTTTGAAGGGGCTGTGTGTCTCCACCAATTTCAATTTTTATCCCTTTAATATTACCGGCCATATTTCCTCCTTTCACATAAAAATATAAAGAGCGCCTAAAGGATTCTTGTGATCAATCGTCCATCTATTCAATGAACTTGACCTCAGATTCTTCCTCTCAGCACTCTATTTCAGACTAAAATGAGTCAAAATCTGACTGTGTGGCTTTGCGTGTTTCTGATTTGTTCTCAGTACGCAAATTCACATAATCTGTTTGATAATCCAGAGCCATTCCAATTGAAATGTGCTTCAGGTCATCAATCGTGAGACCAGTTTCTTTACAGCAAGAGAGGTATGACTCTACTGTAAAGATTTCATCACTGGCTGATTCTGACTCATCTGGTTTTTTTTTGATGTCATCGTGTCGTTGATCATTTCCATCAGAATTGGAGCGATGTCCTGCAAAGGAAACTCCTCCATCTCCATGAAGAATTGTTCATAAGGCTTGATATGTGGGTTCCCTGATTTTGTAAAAACCCAAAACAAGCGATTGAAGAAGGTCATGTCAAAATTGGCTAACATGTTGATGTCAACTTCATTGGTGCCATTCTCAGCCATTTGCATGATATTCTGGTTTGAGATCATTCCAAATAGATCTTGGAAGAAATCTTTCCCAAATTCACTCTTATAAGCAATAGGAGTGTAAGCATTGGTTACAAGCTCATACTCCTTTTCACTAATGATCACACTCTTACGCATTTAAGACCTCCTCAATTACAAAGCTTGATTAGGTTCATAGACCTTTTCAAACCATTTCTTATAAACTTCTTGATCATCTGCTGATGTGATGGAACGTTTCACCACTTGATCACCGGGACGAGGACTAGCATTGAAACTCAATTCACGTTCATTCACGTTGGTTCCGTTCTTAGTAGCTGATCCACTTGATGGGCGACTTGCTGAACAGTAATACATGACATGGCGTGTCTTGTTAGCATCGCCAGCAAATTCAAACATAAGTGCGAAGTTGGTTGTCTTCGCATCTGCTTTTTCTGTGACCACTCCTGTTGTAGAGTCTTTGATGTCGCCCAAAATTTTTGTTGCGAATACTTCAATGATGTGTGGGACTTTTAATTTACCTTCGTAACCTTCGTTTGAGTTGACGAAGTAATAATCAATGTTATCAGCTTTCACTGATCCTGAATCCCCTTTAGGGTCCAGCGTCAATTCCATCGCTCCAGGGAAGCGGAATACTTGACCATAAGTGATCACTCCTGCTTCACTGATTGATTGGATTGGTGCTACGTGGACATTTTCAAGTCCGAATGTAACTTTGTTTTCAGTCATTTCTTTCCTCCTCAATATAGATAGACTTCATAAGACTTCACAAACAGTCTTTCTGATTCAATAAAATTTTCTTCTTGAACATCATAAAAGAGCTTATGGTCATTCCACAGCTCTTCTAATCGTTCTTCTAGCTCCTCATCTTTTCTTTCAAAGGCCAATTCTACAGTGACAGCACGGATCTTGTATGATGCTTGATTGTCTGTCCCTGTGATAGATGGCAAGCTTTCAAAATAGACAAGGTAAGGCAGTGATGGGACATTTCCTTCCCTGAATGCCTTGTAAGTGACTGGCAAGCCAGCCTTTTCCAAAATTTCTGCAAACTCTGACAGCTTCATCTTCCAAGCTCCTTCAATTTCTTTTCAAAATTCTCAATAGCGTGATCTTCTGCCGGCTTGATGTGTACGATGCCGGAAACCCGTCCCCCGTTCCTTTTTAAGTGGCCAAATTCAAGCAAATGTGGGAGACGGTAATTTGTGTTATGCACTATAAAGTTACCTTTCCCCATTTTCTTTTTCTTCCACGTTTTAGCATACTTCCCAAATCGTTTGGGACTTGTCGCTTTCAATTCTTGGACGGTCTCTTCTGCTGTTTCTTCTGCTATCTTGTCAACTTTCTCTTCAACTTCTGTGGAATACTCTGCTAATGCTTTAGCAATTTGACTGGCTAGATCTTGGCTCATGTCATTTTCTCCACTAGAGTCAATTCAAGGATGTTGAGGTTGATTGGATATGTCTTCAAAATCCGGTACTCTTTACCGCCAAATTCAGCAAACTCCTGATTGTCGTATTCAAAACTGTGAATATCAACAATCAGATTTGGACGAATGCCAGCCTGATTGGCTTGGTAGAATTCTGACCGTGTAATAGATTTTTTCTTACAAAAAATTGTAGTCTTTACTTTCTCAGTCAGATCTTGCTTGAGTTTGTCATTACCTGTAATTTTAAAACCTATCAATGTGATTTCATCATTCCACATCTCACACCTCTTTCTTGGAAGAGATTTGCAGATTGTGCAAGCGCCATTGAAGGTGACGTGGCAAATCAACACCACCTTCATAGCGATAAGCAGCAAAGTCAACAATGAACATTTCATGGTCAGCACGATCTGGAACCAATTCAACACCCAAATTGTTTTCTAACTCGCTGATGACGCTTAAAACAATCTTCTCTAGTGTTTTATCTCGCAAATTTGAAGCAATTCCTAATTTGATTTTAAGTAATTCCACTAACTGACCAGTGTCCATGCTATTCTTCCTCTTTCTTAGTTGCTTTCTTGCGCTTTGGTTTCTCTTCAGTGGCTTCTTCTACTTCCTCAGTAGCTTCTTTCACTTCTTCAGTGGCTTCTTCTACTTCCTCAGTAGCTTCTTTCACTTCTTCAGTGGTTTCTTCTGCTTTCTCAGCAGTTTCTTCCACTTCTTCAGCGGCCTCTTCTACTTTCTTAGTAGCTTTCTTCACTACTTCATCAGTGATGAAGATTGAACCTGCTGAGTTGAAGCCTGTCAAGAGGCTTTTAACAAACTCTTGATCAGGTTCATATCCTTTGCGTGGGAAGACATCATCAATCTTATATTCATGTTGTTCTGTGTCACGCATGTCCTTGAATGGACGGATTACTGTATAGGTCATGTGATACCTCCTTATGCTACAACATCAGTGTATGTGCCAAAGAATCCAGCAGCTTCATCTACTTTCTTGACATCAAGACGTAGGAAGAGTCCAAGCAATTGGCCATAGATATCATTGTTAATCCATTTAACTGATACTTGAAGACGGTCAAACAATTTAACGAATTCAGCAACATCTCCAATAAAGAACTTCATGTCACCTTCATTGCCAAATAGAGTGTCATCCACTGGATAAATCTTTTTGCCACCGAATGAATAGCCTGTAGGTGATGTAACATCTGGTTGAAGCATATATTTCCCATTTTTATCCTTGACCTTGTCAAGCGCTGCAAACATTGATTGAGTTACAACAATACTTGCTTTGTAGATTGGTTTTAATTTCTTGTTGTAGATGTCTTTGATGCCATCTAATCCAGCAGCATCTGCTTGAGGAGCTGCTTTTAGTACAGCAGTAATCAATGAAAGCTCAGTATTTTCACCTTGATTGACTACTTCATCTTCTACAATAGACATGATGTCGTAGTCTGCATCATCAATCATTTCTTGAGACACAGGAATGTATCCACGGTAAGTCTTGATTGAGTAATCAATTTCACTGATCTTTGGCTTTCCAAGTTCAGGATTGGCTTTCAATTCATCAGTAGAAGCCATTTTCCCATCTGTCTTCTTGATAACTGGATATTTACCAGAGCCACTATTCACTTGAACACGTTGGACAAGATCCAAGAGTGGATTGCGTGTCTTTTCAAGGAAGTGAGGTTTTAAAATTTCAGTTGGGATCAAAGCAGCGCTTCCAGAGTCAGTTGTTTTAAGACCTTCAATGTCACGAGTTTGACCAGTACGAATGAATTTAGCAATTGCGTCACGTTGTTCCAATTTCTTTCCTCCACGTTGCTCAACATCTTTGAATGTTGGGGCTTTCCGATTTTGTTCATCAACTTGTTTTTGAAGATCTTCAATTTCTTCTTCAAGTTTTGCTTTTTCTGCTTGTTTTTCTTCCAATTCTTTTTGGATTTCTTCAAGGCTCTTTTCAACCGTTGAAACTTCTTCTTCAGTTTCTGCACGGTCCAATTTTTCTGCTTCACTAGCAGAACGGTTGTTCAATTCTGTGATTGCTTCTTCCAATTCAACAACCTTGTTTGCTTTGGTGCGCATACGTGCGCCCAGAATCAATGCTTTGTTCATAGATTGTATTTCTCCTTAATTTTCATTTTGCGTTCATTTAACGCTTCAACATTGGCACGTTTTAGACATTCAAAGTCTTTCTTCCGTGCAGCAATTTCAGTCTGTGGATAGGCCGGGAATGTGCAAGGACTGACTTCAAAGATTTCAAGTTCTAGCACTGTATCAAGATAAGACCCATCTTCACGCTCAATGGTGTCCACCTTGATTGGCATAAATCCAAAACTGCATCCAACAATATCCCCACGCTGGACACGGGCATAGGCTCCCATAGCGTCTGGATCATTCCTGTTGATGATAATGTCACCATAAAGACCTTTGTCATCAACTTTGAGACTCACTGTGCTGTTTCCTGTGCGTCCTAATACTAGGTTATGATCATGGTTAAACAATGCACGGATATCAGCATTCTTGATGGCTTCTTCCACTCCTGCACGTTTGATCACTTCAAAGTAGCCTGGCCACAGCTCAGTTTCTTCATCGAACCGGATGAAGTAGCCACTCAGAATCAAGTCACCAGATTCTTGTTCTTCTCGTGTCTCGAATTGAGTAGCAATGTAGGAATTACGTTTCTTCACTGGCATTTCCTCCTTCCTTGTTTAGTTTGCTCTGATTGCCTAACTCGCCTTGTGGCAGATAGTTTTCAAGAACAATAATTTCATCCATTTCAGGATCTGGAGTCATACCAACCCAATCTCTCCACTCATTTCTACGCATTGCAGCACTGTTGGTCATTTGTTGAGCAACAGTTGAAAGCTCTGTGATGTCGTATGAATACAATGAACGTGGATTGAATTTGAAGTAGCGTGTGGTTGAAGTCAGTAGGTCTCTTGTGAGCGTCTGAGTGATCGTTGTTGCGATGCTCATGATGGTTGTATTCACAAAGTTGTTGTATTCTTCTTTGTTGAAATCTCCCACACCTAACACAAAAGCCGGAACTCCTAACATCCCAGCTACTGTTTTCTTATCAATTTCTACTGACTCATTCAAAGCAATGTCATTCAGACTCAATGGCTTCACTTGTTCCACTTCCATCAAGGCATCAGGAACAATCCAAGGTTCACCAGACTGGCTTGTTGTCAAGTATTTCTTAGCGATTTTTTCCCGACCTTCAACAGTCCCAAGTTCCTCACTTGATGAATCGACCTTCACAATAAGGCTAGGAACGTTCTTTCCGTTCATAAAGCCCTTTTTGGTCTGTGTGGCCATGTTCAAATTACGCACAATATCTTTCAAGGCCAATCTAAAACCGGTCCCAATATAAGGCCGGTCTGGATCAGGATTGATGGCAAAGTGGACCACCTCATCTGGATTGAAATCAGTGTCTCTGAAATGGATCATGTATGTTAGATCATTACTCTTGAATGACACTTCCGACATTGGGAATGGTCTGAGATTGCTGATATAGTCAGTCATTGGGTCATATTCCACATGTAGAACAGAATTTCCATCACCAAACAAAAGCAAGTCTCTGACAATTTTGAAGATCCATGATTTCCGTGTCATGTGATCACAAGGGTTGATGTCAATCTTACGGGCTAACCCGTCCTTGATTCGTACATCTCCGGATTTTGTATTCTCCATAAGCTGAATTGTCATATTTGAAACCATGTCAGCAATTTTATTGACAGCCATGATCACATCTGGATTTCTTGCCAGTGGAATGTAGCCATCACCGTCATACATGATGCCCATATCTGAATTCCCAAAGCTTGTGAACATCGTCTGAGACTTTCCACGCTTGAATAATTTGTCAAAGATTCCCATATTTCTCACCTCCTTTCTATCTAATCAAAGTAAGCCATCACATTCTTATTCTTACCAAGGTTAGCAAGTGCCTGTATACAAGCAAAAACGCTCGCATCAAACAAGTCAATTCTTGCTGTACCGCCATCACCGTCCAATTTCTCATACTGGACAGCATCATCTACTTTCTCAATGGCTCTGACATTGCTGACACAATACTCATAAGCGTCCGAATGCACATAATAAAATTCTTTATTCTTCACTTTCAATTCAATTCTTCTGAATCCCTCTGATTTCAAATAGAATAGCTGAGGCTGGTCAATCATTTTGAATTTAGCTTGCTTCATTTTTAGCATGAACTCTCTACCAAATTTCCTGTCCATACCGACAGCAGCAATTTTGAAGCCTTTCTGTCTCATCTCTATGAACCATTTAACAATGTCATCATAGAGAACAGTTGGAGTATTACTCATGGTCAGCCATCCGTCTGATTGCCACCCAAAAAGTGGGATGCCATCATCATTGGCTTTCTTTTGAGCATTGACACGAGGAAAGAAAGCGTGTGTGATACAGA